TCTTCGGTTGTCATTTGTACCCTAACACCATTAGAATATTTGTATTTTGCCATAATTACTCCAATCCATAAAGTTTCCAAGTCCCATTGTTCATAGTCCCAGAAGCAACTTCAAAACGTAAACCTGTAATAGCGGTAGTTGGTTTTATTATACCTTCTGATCTAGTACCAATAACATGACCAGAGGAACTTGTGTAAGATAGTTCAGAATGTAAAAGTTTACTTTTAGAACCACTTCTCATATTAAACATTAACATTTGACCATTAAAACTTTCATCTCCCGCATTTCCAATACCTGATTTATTTGGTCTATAAAAAGCATCAGTTGTATTGTAGTCTGAATTATCAGTTCCATCAGAAATAAGTTGATGATTATGAACTCTATAATCATTACCACCCGCAAGATGACCATTTGTGCCACTACCTGTAAAAAAAGTAATTCTTAAATCTGCACCATCTACTGAAACTATTGCATTGTAAAATACAAGTAAATAATTGTTATAAGTATTAGTCATAACATCAGTCATATCAAACTGTGACGCTGTACTGCCTAGAGTTGTTGTTGCTAAAAGAGTTGATCTGCCACCACCAGCATCAGCAAAACTTAAACCACCAGAGCCATCAGTTGTTAAAACTTGATTTGCATCACCATCATTATTAGGAAAAGTTAAAGTATAACTAGCACTAGCACTATGAGGTGGTGATTTTAATTTAATACCATGAGAGTTCTGTGAACAGTTAAGCTGTAGAGTTCCGTCTGTTGTTCCATCTCCTTTAATCTGTAGTCCTGCCGCAGATGATGTTGATACAAAATTAGTTTTTGCGTTTGTTACAGTTGCATCACTTGGTGTTCCTATATCTAAAACATTACCATAAACCATGATAAAATCTATAGAGTCAGAACTTGTTAAAGCACTTGCGAAGGTTATGGTACTTCCAGAAATTGTGTACGAAGTTGTTGGTGCTTGAATGACACCATTTAAAGACACCAACATATGATTAACAGATTCTGGACTAAAATTTACACCATCAACTTGCATAACATAACTGGCTGTTGAACTTGCTGTCAACGAATCAATTTTAACGAAATTCCCAACAGTAGGTATTTTTCCAATATATCCCATTATGGTTTACTCCAAACTGAATGTGTTAAGTTTCCATTACTATCTCTTGCTAATAGTTCATTATATTTACTTGAATTATAATTAGTAGGTATATCTCTTAAATTTTTTCTATAAAGTTTTTGCTCATCAGTTATATCGCCACGCAATACCCACCAATCTGTTTCTTGTAATTTTTGTAATCGTATTTGTTTTATTTCTGCAAGAAGTCTTTCACCTTTTTTATCATTCCATGCTTTTTCATGTGCATCTCTTTCAGATTCTTCTTCTGCTGTAAATTGCACTTTTACATTATTCATCATTTTATATCTTGTCATATCTATTTTTCTCTAACTTGGGTTGTATCCATAAATTTGATAATTGTAGGCATTAATATTTCCACTACTAAAAGTAATATGTAATCCATCATAATTGCCATTAGTTTGATAATTAACAGAAAAATGTGAATTTACGACTTGATTACTTCCAGAATATACTAATGATGAACCAAAAGCATGAGCATCATCAGCTCCAAAAGTTGTACTTGTCGCCATTGGATTCATAATATTCATATCAATATACTGCATAAAATTGCTACTGTTACTTTGACTATTTGTGCTACATTTCCAATAAGGATTTCCCCAAGCGGATTGTCTTGCATCTGAATTTGATCCACTTTCAGCAATAAAACTTTTTACAACATATCTGTATTCTGAAGCACCAGAATTTGAGCCACCAGACCTAAAAACAAACCACACATCTTCACTATTAGTTGCAGGTCTAAAACCACCAACAAATTTATATGCTTTATAAGAAGTGGTAAAAACATTATCTAAATTTATATTTGTTACATTAGAGCCAGTACCAGAACTTACTAAAGTTAAACCACCTCCTCCTAAATATTGTTTTTCTACATATTTAAGATTACCACTATCGCTTGCATCTGAAACTAAAAATTTATCAGTATCAGCTAAAGACGTTAAAGCACCAAAACCTGTTATTGCTGTATTATCAATATGTTCTTCGCTAATACTATCATCAGCAATTTTATCTGAATTAACAATATCGTTTGTTATATCAGAAGCTGTTAATGGTGCAGATGTTGGTTGAACTCCAATAAATCCCATGTTCCCTCTATGTTATTTCTAATATGCTTAGTGTTGCGTCTATCTTTGCCGAAACCGAACAGTCAATTTTCAAAATATCAGTTGTCTGGATTACGATTTTGCCACCTGTTAATAGTTCTAAAGTTGAATTTGCTGGTATGCTTACATCTTTAACTAATAAAACTGTTTCATTTGTTTCTGTATCTGATGTATCCGAAACTAATTGAACATCAACAGTAACAGCCGCAGTATGAATATTACAAAGCATTAAACCTATAACTACTGTGGTTGTTGAACTTGGAACTGTGTAAAGAGTTAATGGCGTTCCAGCACTTGATGGCATTGCTCCATTTGTTTTTACTTTAAAAGTATTAGCCATTTATATCTCCTATCCTAAAGCTATTGCTAGTGGTAAAGCATTTGGGTCAGCCTCAGTAATTGTTCCTGTAACTGACATTGCACTTGTAATAGCATTACTAGAAATGTTGATCTGAAACAACTCAATATTATCAGAGCCATCATTTAATTTTACTTTAAGAACTCCACTTGTTCCATTATCTACCCACATTGTGCCTGTAGTAACAGAAGCTGGTGCAGAACTTCCAATGTGCATTGAGTTCATAGCACCTAAAATATTGTTTAATTCAGTTCTAAATGCTGAAAAACCTTGATTTGCTAAACTTACATCACTTACTTGGCTCATTGTGTATCTATTAAATTATTATGAAGAACTTTGCAACCCATAACCTTTTGCTATGTAATCAAAAGTTCTATCAACAGCAGAACCAGAACTATTAACAAAAGCAATAGTAAATCCATTAACTGTTTTACTTGTTATGGAATATGTATCTCCTGTAAGCATATTTTGAGCGGCAATACCAAGAGAAGGTGCGGCATAAAAAGGATTAGTATAAGTTATTGCTCTTGAACCAGAACTTGTTGTTAAATCGCTTTGAGCAAATGTTCTTTCTTCCATATTAAGTTTTATTGATATTGTTTTTACATTACTTGATGTTTGGCTATCATCATTACTTAATTTTAATCTAAACTTAGCAAATTTAAACTTAAAGGTGGCTGATTGAGTTATATCTACAAAAGAAGTACAGTTATCTAGGGAAGTTGTTGATGTTGCTATTTGCACTCTATGAAATGCGTGTATTTGTTCTGTTCCATCAAATGGTGCTTTTGCTTCATCAAATAATAATGCTCCTTTACCACTATCAAATAAATCATAAGGGTTTTCTGCATCTAAAGTGATTGTAGGCTCAATATTACCATCATAAATATTGGATAATGATAACGAATTACTAAAATTATAAAAACCTTTTGCATCTCTATTAGAATTATTAAAGTTTGGATTTGATGTTGTATCAGAACCACCTAGTTCAAAATCACCACTTGGAGAATCAAAGTTTCCAATAGTATCATCAAAATTTGTAACAGTATCAAGAGTTAATATTACATCTCCGCTAGGGTCAATTTTTACAGCTAAAGGCAATGTTGCGTCCATTTGATTTGCCGCTTCAACAATATCTGGTGTTTCTGTAAATGAAGAAACTAATTGATATGCTTGAATATCTGAAATGTTTGTTGTTACTATATTAGCTTCAGCAGAAGTATTACTATTTTTATCAACTGCTTTTATTAAATAACTTCCTGTTCTAGCTGGTACAATTACATTATCGCATTTTCTTCTAGGACATTTTACTAAGTTTGTAGAGTTAAGCCAATTTGCACCAGTTGTTACATCTTGAAATCTGATTTCATAAAATGAAATATCTAAATCACTTTCTTTGCTTGGAGGTGTCCATGTTAGTTTCATATGATCTTGTCCGTGCATTTCAACAGCAAAATCTTCAACATTACTTGGTGCTTCAACACCTCCAACAATAACTCTTGTTGCTGATACAAAAGTTGATTTGACACCTAAACTATTTACAGCCCTTACTCTAACTTGATATTCTGCTCCATCTATGACGTTTAAATGTTGATACTCTAATATTTTACCAACTGATATTTCTCTAAATGAATCAGTTACAGTATTTCCGTTTTGATCTTTAGTTTGTTTTATTTGTACTTCATAATTATCAACAAAGTTATCAAGAGAAGCACCAACAGTTATAATAAGCCTTGTTATGACTATTCCATCTGCATATTCTACTAATTCATCTGTTAAAGAAATAGAAGCTGGGGGAAGAATAGAAAAAGGATTTGGAAGAGTAGTATCTGGTATTGTATCAACTTCTTGCTGTGTTCCAAATGTATAATAACTATCTTGATGTTCTGATAAAGTTAATTGAACTGTTGAGTCTGCATTTATACTCATTGCCTGTACTCTAAAAGGTTTTGCACTAAAAGCTGGGGTAGCGTGAGTTATATTAACAATATCACCTATTTGTAAATCTGTTGCTGTACCATCTACATTTATTGAAACATCTAAACTTGATCTAGACCTTCGTAAAATAATTTCTGCCATTTCTTGAGCTTGATATGGGCTTGTAAGCATTGAAAAATCAAAACGCCCTTCTAATAAAATATCACCATCTGCTGTTTTCATTGTTGCGTGTTGATCTGCACTAGCTAATCCTGTTTCATCTACTGGTGGAAATTGAACTTCGTCTGATTGATAATTTTTATTTGGATTAATAAAAGAAACTATAACTCTATTGTATCGTGAATTTTTATTTTTAGATGATACTTGTATTCCTCCTATAATATTATCTTCTGTTAAACTTATTGCGGCTGAACCAGTTGTTTCAACTAAAACTTTATATGCTCCAGCAGTATAATTTAAAATACCTCTACAACCTTTTAAAAACTCTTTAACATTATCAATAGCTTTTTTTGATGTATCAATAACAGCATTACTATCCATTAAATCAATCTGACTTGCACCAGAATAAGGCGTTATGTTTACGTCACATACATCACCAGCAGTTTGCCATTCTGCAAAATTAGAATCAAAATAACTATTTGCAATACCCATACCAAATCTTGTATTGCGTAAATAATCTAATAATTGATAAACTGGATTATCAGAATAAGCCCATGTGCTTGATGTATCTGCTCTATGTGAACCACTTCCTCCTGTTAATGTACCATCTAAGTTTGGATTATAAACTTTCTTACCTTTTACAACTGCATTAACTGTTGGTAATGAACCAAAAGCGTCAGCGTTCCATTGAAAGCGTACAGCTAAATATGCTAAACCTCTAAGTTTATGGTTACTTGTCCATGATGTTAATGTGCTTAACAAACTAGAAGCTGATTGTGAATCACTTCCATAATGAGGTTCTACTGTTATTAAACTTTCTGCGGAAGAGTCAGCGTCTGGTGCTTTAAAATAATTACTGTCGGAACTATTAACTGTGATTTGTGTATTGTCTGCAATATCTGCTGACCATGTTACTAAATTATCGTTTACATGAATTTCTGTAATATCATCTATTTCTCCTTCACCTAAAACTAAAGCCATATATAAATATTGATTATCTGTTCCAGATGTTTCTAAAAAAGCAACATTACCTCCTACTTTTCTTGTTCCATAAATTATAGGTATAGCGGCATTAGCAGATATTTTATTGACTAAAACACCTCTAGCAGTTTGATCTTGGTTTACATCTCCAAAATCTGGAATATCTGGAATTGGTAATATCCATGAAATAACACTTTCAACAATATCAACAATAACATCTATAATATCTCCAATAATAGGAATATCTATATCTGGAACATCACACATTTTATTTCATTCTCCAAATAGCACCCATCTGTTCAAAACCAGCCCTTTTCATTAATGGTTCAGCAATAAGTTTTGTAGAGATAGACATATGTATTGGTTTTTCTTTAGCTTGATTTTTAATTATTTTCATCATTTGATTAAACAATTCAAAAGACCTATGATCTTTTAAAACATACATTGTTTGTACGTTTAATAACTCTTCTTTAGACCATAAATATTCTGTTTGATGTAATACCACTAAACCTATTAGTTTGTTTTTATTTAAATTTTTAGCAAGTAAAATTTTACCATGTTCCATAAAATAAAATATTCTTGTTTTAAGTTTATCTAAATCAACACTTGGATAACCTAATTCTGGAATTTCTTTTTCAAACTCATAAAGAATATCAACTATTTCATTCATATCTTTTTTTTTGCCTTCGTAAAAATGATAACTACTCATGTTCTCCCCCATTTAATATCTCTTACTGTCAATGCTGTAAATTCCATTCCTAGATCACCACTAAAAAATCTTTGCTGTGAATTACTTGAAGTTTGTCTGCCACTTGTTTTTTCAAATTGCCCCCAATGTGAACTAATTGTTAAAACTAAACTTGCTGTTGTTGTTGTATCATTGATTTTAAAATCATCTATTGTTCCATAGTATAATAAAAAAGGGTCACTTATTAAAGCGTTTGAATCATCTAAAAAACCACGCCATATTTTTACTTCTTTATTTATAATGTTTTCGTTTAGAGCAATAGCAACATAAGTTTGATCTACGCCAGACAATGATAATGCTAAAGTATTTTTTGTAGGTTGATTACTTTCACTAACATTTGTTATTCCTTTTAAATGACCACTTGAAGAATATGTTTGTGAA